AAGGAGACTAGAGATGGCAAATCTACAACCCGTACTTTACAAGTACACATCAACTAAAGAATATCACGACGCTTTTCCTTGTGCGTATAGACAATGGCGAGCCGACAGTCACTGTAATCTAATTCACGGTTACAGTTTCTCGATGAAGTTCTACTTTGGTACTAACGATCTAGATGTTCGAAACTGGGCAGCTGACTACGGTGGACTAAAAGAACTCAAAAAAACATTAGAAGATCAATTTGATCATACATTGATTGTAGCAGCTGATGATCCAGAAATGGAAACATTCAAACTGCTAGAAGAAAAGAAAATGGCTAAGATTGTAGTGTTACCTAAATTAGGTTGCGAAGGACTTAGCGATATGCTGTACAAGTATGTAAACGGTGTTTACATTCCAGAGATGTGGGGACCGGGCGAGGCTGCTCGTCTATGGTGCTATCGTGTAGAAGTTCGTGAGACACAAAGTAACATGGCTTTCCGCGAAGGTCATCGTGAATGGAATGAGGATCTGTTTGCATGACAGAGCGTTGGATTGTTTGTCTTAAACACGGTACTAAGTATAGTGCCGAGTATGTAAACAAACTTTACAATATGGCCAAAAGGAACAGTCTTGTTCCTTTTAATTTTGCTTGCATCACTGAAGATTCGAGAGATCTCAACCCTGCAATTAAAATTATTCCGTTACCTAATTATCATTTGCAGGGTTGGTGGTTTAAGCCTTGGGTGTTTAGTCAAGAGTTGCCGCTAAATGGTACAATACTGTTTATGGATTTAGATTTAGTTATTATACGTAACTTTGATCTACTTTGGGATTATGAACCTAGTAAGTTCTGTATTATTAAAGACTTCAATAGGTCAAGCGTAGAAAACTGGGTTCGTTTTAACAGCTCAGTGTTTAGATTCCAAAAAGGACAGTTCCAACATGTTTGGGATAATCTTAAAGAAAATCTAGCACAAACTGGACGGTATCACGGGGACCAAGACTGGATCTATGAACAAATAACAGACAATTTTGCTTACTGGCCGTATGAAACTATCATGAGTTACAAATGGGAAGTGCGTGATCGAAATGATGTTATACGATTAGGGCATGAAAGAGTATTCAAAGATCGAGCAAATCCAGAAATAAATCCAAAAACATCAATACTAGTTTTCCATGGGGACCCAAAACCTAATCGAGTAGAAGACCCCGTGATCGTTCAGAACTGGCAGTAAGCTATTGCTTATTTTGTTAATCTATGTTAAAATTACACTATGACACACACCAAACACATAGGCTTTGCTTGCAAATGGATCGATCGGCCCGATCAAGTCGATGGCATTAAACCCAAAGACGATTGCAAAAAATATAATACTGGCACTACTACCGTTGCATGGTTAAATAGACAGAACCAAAGCATCGCCGAAGAGAAGCTATGGGACCTAATGAAAGGTAACATCGAATCTACTCGCTTGCTAGTAGAACGTGTAGGAGCACTAGATGAAAATTTGCGAATGGTACGACTCAGTAGCGATATCCTTCCTGTATTCACTGAGCCTAGCTGGTCGTGGTTCTATAGACTATCCGATGTCCGAGATTACGCCGAACGACACTTTGGAGCAGTGGGAGATCTGGCTCGCAAGAATCGTGTTCGCCTTAGTTTTCATCCTGGCCAGTTTTGCGTGTTGGCATCTGATAATGCAGATATTGTAGACCGAAGTATTGAGGAGTTTGAATATCATGCAACTATGGCCCGTTGGATGGGATATGGTAAATCGTTTCAGGACTTTAAAATCAATGTCCACATTGCGGGTAGAGCCGGTCCAGAAGGTATCCGAAGTGCGTACAACCGACTATCACCAGAAGCCCGCAACACCATTACCATCGAAAACGAAGAAATGAGCCATGGACTTGATAACTGTCTTAGTATCTCTGACCTCGTTCCTATTGTACTCGATATTCACCATCATTGGGTTAGGGAAGGGGAGTATATCTCGCCTAGCGATGATCGCGTCAAGCGTGTCGTGGACAGTTGGCGTGGTGTCCGTCCTACTTTACATTACAGTGTCAGTCGTGAAGATGTTCTTGTAGATCATTGTGACAAGACATTGCCCGATCATTCATTGTTGTTAGAGTCAGGACACAAAAAACAAAAACTGCGGGCCCATAGTAATTTCTACTGGAACACCGCAGTTAATGATTGGGCATTACAATTCCTAGAAACACACGATATTATGTGCGAATCTAAGGCTAAAAACTTAGCCAGCTTTGCCCTTCACAACAAGGCAAAAGAATTAGGCCTTTTGTGATTTTGGTTTACGCGGAGCACGAGGCTTCTTTTCGCCTGCTGGCTTTTTAGCCGCAGGCTTCTTCTTAGCTTTCATTGCAGCTGGTTTAGCTTCTGGGGCAGGTGCTGGTGCAACTTCAACTACAGCAGGTGTAGGAATAGATTCCGGAACTGCTACAGGTGCAGGTGCCTCAACTTTATATGGTGCCTCTGATGCTTTTTGCTCGGGTAGTTTACCAAACAAAAACTCTTTAATTGCTTTGAACATGATGTTCCTCCTTAGGCAAATATTTATAAGCTAAATATAAACATGCCATATAATTTTATAAAAAGTGTACTAAATGAAACTGTTTCTAGTAAAAAACTAGAGCAAACCAAATTGCCTTACAAAAAGGATGCACTAGATCCTGTAATGAGCGAAGATACTATTAACTATCATTATGGTAAATTGTACAAAACTTATGTAGAACGATATAACGAAAACGAAGGCGATCCCGAATTTAACGAAGCAGGTGCATTCCTGCATGACATATTCTTTACACAATTCAAAGAACCTGCAGGCACAAACAACCCAACGGGTAAAACACTGGAACTTATAGAAAGCAAATTTAAAAGCTATGATAGTATGAAACAGGCTTTTGAAAAAGCTGCTATGGCTATACAGGGAAGTGGTTGGGTTTATCTTAGCTACAAAGGTGAAATTAAAACTATTAAAAATCACCAAATACGCAAGGATATACTGTTGCTAATCGATTGGTGGGAACATGCCTGGGCATTAGATTATCAAGCAGACAAGAAAGGATATCTTAAAAATATTTGGCGTATTATAGATTGGTCAGTTATTGAGTCTAGAGTCGGCTGATATCTAGATCGCTGTTAACAGTCTTGTCCCAAATAGTGCGCCGCTCGGCGCCTTTTTTTTGGGCAAATCTTTTAGAGTCGCAGTTAGTACAACAATGAAAATAATTGTTGCTTAATCTTTTTGGGCTCATAGAACCTTTAGGTCTATGAAATAGTTCTCCACAATTATCACATCTAAACACAACTAATGTTAGTGTTCGTACATATGCATGTTCATTACCTAGCTTACTTACTCTAGTATAAACTGTAGTAGTTGTTTTAATTCCCATGTACATATAGATATTTACATTAAGGTTATAAAAATTCTAGGTAAATACCTTATTAAAAGGAATTCTATGTTGACTATTTCAGCATCAGCAAAAGAAAAAATACTAGATCTTTTAGCTGAAGAAAATAATCCTAAACTCTGCTTAAGAACATTTGTTCAAGGTGGAGGGTGCTCAGGAATGAGCTATGGATTCACATTTGACGAAGAACAAAATGAAGATGACTTTGAAATCCCGTTAGGCGCCAGTAAAGTTTTAGTAGACAGTATAAGTATGCAGTATTTGCAAGGTGCAGAAATAGACTATAAAGACGACTTAATGGGTTCTAATTTTACAATCAAAAATCCTAACGCAGAAACAACCTGCGGCTGCGGCAGCAGTTTTTCAGTAGCAGATGACTACTTTGATCACTTAGAGGTATAAAATGGCACGACAAAATATTGAAATCGGTGTAGCAGGCAATGACGGCACTGGCGATAGTATTCGCGAAGCGTTTAGAAAAGTAAACGAAAACTTTAGAGACTTGTATGCAGTATTTGGTGCAGGTGATTTCATTAAGAGTACAAATTTAGATGACTTTCCAGCCACATACGACGCCGGACAGATATTTGTTGTTAATGACGCAGGTGACGCTGTTCTAGCTAAAAATCTTGTAGCAGGTTCTGGTATTACTATTGATAATACTAGTGAATCTCAAGTTATTATTAACAACACATCTAGCAGTCTTAGCTCAGATCCTAGACCTAGTCTAGGTGCTCCAATGAATGGAAATACCCTACCTATTGCTAAAATTGCCGAACCTAGTGCCAGTGCTGTTGCAACATTTAATGCAGTATGGGGTCCAACTGGTGTTACTGCTACTATTGATGAATTAGTTCTTACTAAAGGATACGCTGATCGTAGATACATTCAAAGTACAGGTGGATCAGGAACCGCAGGTCAACTACGTGTTAGAGACGAGCCAGCAGACCAAAGTCAATATACTAGAACTATTTCAGGGTATAACGGTAGCAACAATGTAAACTTACCAGGCCACGGTTTTGACAGCGGATCTGACGGTATCGCATTCACTTACAATTCTACTGGTTCAAATGCTACGAACTTAGAAGAAACTAAAGTAGCAGGATCATTAACTGTAGGCAGATCTTATAAAATTCAAACATTGGGAACTACAGACTTTACCTTAATAGGCGCTAACGAAAACACTATAGGTACAGTATTCAGTGCATCCGGTGCTGGTACCGGGACTGGCGTTGTACAACCTGTTTATCATTTGAAATATGTAGATTCTAACTTTGTCAGTATGCACTATACATCTGAAGATGCTAAGGCTGGTACTAACAAGATTTATCCAGCTGGCGGAACAGGTACACAAACATTAACTGATGCCTATCTCAATACTTCGCTTGCTGGTAATTACCTAAGTAACGAAGCATTACCACGTAAGAGCGTAGTTCGTCGACAAGGCGACACTATGACTGGTCCACTATTTTTAAGTGATCACCCTGGTGCATTAACCGGTGCTGGCACTCCAAACGGTGCTGATGATTTACAAGCAGCTACCAAATATTACGTTGATAACTCTAGTTTTGCCAGTCAGGTAAATTTATTTGTTGCTAACAGCGGTGATGACAGTCAGGTAAACACTCCTCCTGGAAAAGAAGGCAGTGCGTATGCTTACGCTTATGCTACTGTCGGTGCAGCATGTTACAAAGCAGAAGAAATTCTAGATCTAGCCAAACTAGAACCAGGTCCTTACAGACAAAAAATCACCTATTCATTAAGTAGTGTAGTATATACTAGCGAAACAACTGGCGTTAGCTTTAGCGGAGGCACTGGTTATACCGCAGTACAAACATTGCTTAATCTTAACAGAGAATACATAAGAGCAGAAACTGTTGCCTATATTAATGCAACATATCCAGATTTAAATTATGATCAAGATTTATGTTCAAGAGATGTAGGTTTAATCATTGATGCAGTAGTAGTTGATGTGTTAGTTAATGGTAACTGGCAAAGTGTCAATGCAGGCAAAAGTTATTTTAGAAACGCCAGTGCCAAAGTTGCTAGTAGTACACAACAATTAGAAACTGTAGCTGGTATTGTTTATGCTCAGTACTTAGCTGACCGAGTATTAAACAAAGTTGATCCTGCTGTAAGTTACCAGTCTGTATATACTAGACAAACTGATTTAGCATCTGTTAGCGGATTAATGACCAGTTTAGTGTCAGATAAATTTGATACTATAATTAATATCATACAAAATGGTCCTACTGTTGCGCCTGTGGTTGATTACGGTACCGGTCAAGTAGAAGTTTTAGTTTCAAATGGCGGTGCCGGTTATGTAGATCAAGGACAACCTGGAAACGTAGATATTATACCAGGCAAATTAATTAGAGGTCTTAGAACAGGAGCAGTAGGTAAGATAACATCATACTCTAGTGGAGGAAGTGAAGACACTATCTTAGTAAACTTGTTAACCCCTCAAAATTTTGACACTAATGAAGAAATTGAATTTGCAGAAGCTAATAAAGAAATTCAAGTAACTATTCATGTAGAGTCTGGAATCTATTACGAAGATTATCCTATTAGAGTACCAGCTAACGTAACTATTAGAGGTAACGATTTCCGTAGATGTATTATTAGACCTAAGGACCGTGCTAGTCAAAGTCCATGGATTGAAACATATTTTTATAGAGATAACAACTTTGACGGTTTAGATTTAAATTTAACATCTAATCCTTATACTATTTCTGCTCTTGTTGCAGATAGAGAATTTTTAAAGAAAGAAATTGTTGCATGGATTGCTGCGCAAGTAGCCGGTAATATTGCTCCGTTTACTACCGGATTTACTTACAACGAAGTTAAATGTGCTCGAGACGTTGGTTTAATTATTGATGCATTAATCACAGATATCAAGTACGGTGGTAACGCTAAAAGCTATTATGCAGCTTCATTATATTATAACGGAGTAGTAAGTAAGATTTCAGGTCAAGAAGCACAAACCAGTGCCGCAATTGATCAATTAAAAAATATAATTTACAATTATATTTTAGCTGGTGCAAATTATATACCGTTACAGACTGTTGTTGCACAAAGTACAACATCAGCCGGTAGCTTTGTTATCGGTCAACGCTACACTATTACAGTTGTAGGTACTACTGATTTTACATTAATTGGTGCAGCGTCAAATACATTAGGAGTAAGTTTTACAGCAACAGGACCAGGAACCGGTTCTGGAACTGCTAGGATTAATCCTGGATACACTGAAAGCACAGCAAGAACCAAAGCTAGTGATTTATTAACTAGCATTAGCAGTGTGATTACAAACGGACTATCTAACTTAACTGCTGCATTTGGTGATTATGATTCTCCAGAGTATGGATACCATTACTTAGAAAATCCCGGAACAACTTTGAACATTGGACCTAGCTATAGTAATGCTGGCAACTATGTCAATGCTGCAAAATTAATAGAAGAAAATAAAGAGTTTATTAAGTCGGAAGTTACTGCTTATATAACAGCAGTATATCCAGGATTTGTATTTGATAGTGCTAAGTCTTTAAGAGACACTGGCCTAATTGTAGATGCTATTATTGCAGACTTAAAGGCTGGAGGAAAAACAAATACTGTTAGCGTAGCAGCTAGTTTTTATAACAGCAGTAGTGTAGTTAATAGTACAGAATGTATTGCAGGTATTATGTATATTAATACTGTAGCACAACAAGTTATATCAAATATACCATTGACAGCGTTAACTGTTCCTCCAAAGCGTGGAACAGTTGATCAAGTTATTGATAACACAAGAACAACTGAAACTCCTGCTTCAGCTGTTATTGCAAATCTAATTGGTTCAGTAACATTTGCATTTGATCCTGCATATAATCCTCCAAAGAATAACAAAGACCTCGACGTATTCTTGTTTAATGATGCTGTTCGTGTTAGTAACATTACAGGTCAAGGTCATGGAGGATTTATGTGTGTGCTTGATCCTAGCGGTCAAATTGGCAGCAAGAGTCCATACGTACAAGAAAGTGCGTCCTTTATGGGCAGTCGAAATAAACAAAACTTTGGTGGGGGTATGTTTATTGACGGCTTCTCTGGTCGACTACCATGTAAGATTACTAGCACTGGAGGATCAGGATTATTACTAACAGTTAGCGGTTTAACTAAGCGTAGACCTATTGCACCTACTGCGTTTTACTATAATGGATTTAGATATCAAGTAGATAACGTTGCTAGCTGGAATGCTATATCTGGTGTAGCAACTTTAAATTTAAATCCTAGCACTCCATGGAGTGGTGGTAACTTAGACATTATATTAGAAACTCCTGGTAACAGAAGTATGTTGGCTAATGACTACACACAGGTTAACGATCTAGGTTATGGTATTGTAGCACATAATGGCGGCTTAACTGAACAAGTTTCAACCTTTACATACTATTGCTACACTGCATATTTTGCTAGTAAAGGTGGACAAGTTCGAAGCGTAGCTGGTTCTAATGCTAACGGTATATATGGTCTAAAAGCAGATGGTTCAGATCCTACTGAAATTCCAGATGCAGTTGCATTGTATAACAATATGACTCAGACTGCTAAGATCTATAGATATGGTGACTATAGTTCTACTAGCAAGTCTACTGACTTATTAGTTTATATTAAACGATACAATTTTATTCCAGACCGAGTTAGTGAGTTAGAAATAGATCATGGTAACGGAACTATTGGTCGATACGAAGTTACTACTGCACAACGTACTGGCCTTAATCAAAACCAGTACGAATATCGTGTAACTAATGTTAGTAAAGCAAGTACTGCTGTAGTCACATTAGGTACAAACTTTTATAACTCATTAAGCGTTACTGCTACTGGCAGTGACTTAATTACTGTTGCAAGCACAGCTACTTTATATGCTGGTATGCCTATTGTATTTGCTGGAACTACATTAACAGGTAGCAATATTGTTATAGGAACTACTTATTACGTAATGAGCGGATTTACTGCAACACAGTTTAGCATTAGTGCAACAAAAGGCAGTACAACTGCATTTACTGTAGGTACTAATACAGGTGGCGGTCCTATGACCGCAACTGTGCCTATTACAATTACCGCAGCAACTAAAGCATTCCCATGTGTATTAACTACAAGTTCTGCCCATGGCCTAGTTGATAGAGACGTTATAAACATTGCAGATGTTAGCGGCATGACTCAAATTAATGGCGGAACATTCTATGTTAAGGTTACCGGTTACTCAACTACTAGTTTTGGACTATACGCAGATGCATCATTAAACAGTCCGGTCGACAGCTCATTATACAGCACTTATACATCCGGCGGCTATATAACATCTTCTATCAAATTCTATGCAGGTGATAGAATTAGAATGACTGGTGTATTTTGGAACAGCAGCAGTGCTGCATTTAATGGTAACAAATATTACGTCAAGCCATTAACCTATAACACTGCTGAACTTTATACTAGTTATAATTCAAGCACCGGTGTATTCAGTTCTCCATTAGACACTAGTGGTTACACAGGAACTTTTACTGCACCTAGTACATATACAGGCATAACTGCTGGTAGTTTTGTAGCTGGTAGAGAATATATTATTCTGTCAGCTGGTACAACTAACTTTACTCTAGTAGGTGCAGCAAATAGTAATCCTGGTACTAGATTTACAGCAACAGGTGTAGGATCTGGAACTGGTACTGCTTATGA